ACTTTGTTATTACCTGAAGCTTTTAATTCGTTTCTACTTTTGAAGTAATCCCAAACATCCTTTCCTTTGAGTACGCCTATTAAGGCGACTACTATGCCAATAATAGAAACCTGGTCCATTTTAAAATTCTTTTAATAAAGTATAAGTAAAATTTAATTTTTTTGATTCCTTAGCCAAAGTTAAAATCTTTTTAAAATCTGCAGGATTATTCAGCACTTGACATCCAGCACTCCATTTATCTATTATAGTAGATATTGATTTTTCGTTTGCCCTGTGTATATTGATACCAAATAATCCCGTGTCTAAAGTTTGATTTTCTTCTGCTTTATCATTTAAGTTTTTATCACGATAAACAGTTACTGGCTTAACTTGACAAAACGCTTCATACTTTCCTTGATGCATTCCTATTTTCCAAGTATCAACGTATTGACTAGGTTTTAATAATGCAGAACCTTTTGGATTTAATAAGTTTTTTAACCAATGAACGCCTGGATTAGTAGTGCAAGTAAACCATTCTATTTTATTATTATTAATTACTCCGAATAAGTCATCGAATACATTAGGCAAGTCAGCATTTGAACGTATGCCAACAAAATTAATATCACTAAACCATTTGTAATTGTTTAATAAATATTGTGCTTTTATTTCTTCGATAGTATATTTTTTCATTTCTTATGTTCTAATTGTTCAACTCTTCGTTCTAAACTATCATGCTTAACATCCTGGACCATTACCATAGTTTTAATTTCGTTAAGGTCTTTACTCATCTTCATCAAAGCATTAACCCCTAATGCTCCGATAAAAGATAAGATGGCTATCAACCCCGAGACCAGCCATAAGAGAATGTCAAATTGTGTCATATATTAATTAAGTTCCATTTATTATTATTCCACGAATACATTTTACCATCACTAGGATAAGGTATTGGTGCTTCCCATTTATAGTTTACTAAAATCCAATCTTCGTATGGCTTAGGTGAAATAAAAACATTATTCACACTATCATAACTAAATCCTATTCCAGCAAAAATATTTCTAAAGTTAGAATTATAAGAAGTTTGTTTTATTGCATCGTAATCATAAATACTTTTAATATTTAAAGAATCTATAAAATCAACTCCTAATTGTTCAACCTCAATTCCATTGTTAGTAATAACTTCATTATCAATTACGATTACAGCTATTACAATGTTATTTTTTATTAATGCAAAATTTGCCATTATTGAAATTTATATTTTATTATTACTATTCCAGAGCCACCATTTGCACCAGCTAATGCAGATGGTAAAGCAGCACCTCCGCCTCCACCACCTGTATTTGCCGTTCCAGCAATAGCAAGTATATTAGGACTAATATTTCCACCTTTACCTCCACCACCTAATCCTCCATTTCCACCTGAGCCACCAAATCCGCTACCACCACCTCCACCAGCATAATATGTAGAAGTTCCTGAAATTGAATTTGCTAAACCAACTCCACCAACACCGCCAACAGTAGAAGTAACTGCAGCTAAACCAACTCCACCAGCTCCACCACCACCACCGCTTCGGCCAAATACACCAACTCCACCACCGTCATTTCCTTGCCCTACTGTTCCTGTTCCGCCTAAAGTTCCAAAATTACCAGCACCACCACCACTACCTCCATTTGAGGCATTGCCTCTACCACCTCCGCCACCTCCTATTGATGTTAAAGAATTAAAAGTTGAATCATTACCATTAGTTCCATTTGCATTTGATACTCCTGGACCTCCAGTTCCAACAACAACCGCATAACTTTGTACAGCAATAGCTAACCCTGTATTTGTTAAATAACCACCAGCTCCACCACCGCCACCTAGACTATTATTACAACCTCCACCTCCACCACCGCCAGCAACTATTAAATATTCAACTGTTGAATCAGTTCCTAATTGAGTAACTACAAAATTAGCACTCGAATTAAAAGTATGTATTTTATAATCACCACTTGTAGTTATAGTTCCACCTGTAGCAACTGTAAAAACTGCTGCCGAACCTTGGTAATAAAAACTATTATACTTACTGATTTTCATTATTGAACTATGTTTAAAACGATTGTAATTTGTTCAGCACTTGTTGGAGTGTAAACACTTTCTAAAGTTACTACACAAAAAATGTGAGCAGAACTTAAAGTAGGCACTACACAAATAGGTTTGCTAATATCATTAGTCGATGTTTTCTCATTAGTTGTTGCCGCCCAATTAGTATGTTTTATTTTACCTAAAAAGTGCTTTTGATTTGCAGCAGTCGGAACGAAAGCAGCATTATCAGCAGCAACTGTAAATGATTCTGAATAAAAATTCAAAGTCAATGAAGGAGTTGAAGCTGGATTAGAACTTATTATCGAACTATTTACAATTACTGAATTACCTAAGTCAGCATCTATTGTTATCGGAATTACTATTCCATCGCCTGACAATACATCGCCTATTGAATAAGCTGTAGTGTTAGCGGGTCTTGTTATTGTTCTTTTACTTACCATTTTATTTATATTTTTAAATTATTAATTATTGAACTGTTGGATTTGTTATCGGAATACTACATGCATCCCATTCAAATATTGCACTAAATTCTACGTCAAAATACCACCCCGCCACCTCATCATTAAAAGCATCTACAAAATCAGTTAAAGTTGCTTCAGTATTTATCTTAATTATTTCATCGAATTGATATTGTTTAAAATAAATTAAAGTATCTAAACATATTTGTTTGCAGTCCGATAAGACCTCTAATTGATTTCTTAATCCTTTCTTGCTTTTATCACAAATATAAAATCTAATAACAGTTACATCACTCGTTCCACTAATTCGATTAGGTTGCAAAGTACCAAATAACATAGGATAATGAATAGACTGACCGCCATTTAATTCATCCCAAGGATCGCCAAAAAACCAGCTCTTAATTTGTTTGTGAGCAGTGGCATAACTTTCTATCGCAATTACCAATTTGTTTAATGTAAGCATCTATTTTTTTCTTATTTTTTTTAATGTACTTTTTAATTTCACTCTTTGTTTTCTTTCTTATTGCCATACTGGATTATCTCGGTTATCTTGTATATTACTATAATCTTTTTTACCTAAAATTCTCGTACCTAAATAAATGTCTACATCGTAAGCATTTCGTTCAGGGAATATATCTGCTCCTGTATTATTATTGTAAGTTGGATAAGTAGAGTTATTATAGTTTAAATATTTTATCATTCTATCCCCGTACATCTCACCATTTGTTTTCCAAATATTCATTAAATATTCCATGTCGTTAGTAGGTATTGGTTGCCCGTTATCACTACTATTAGTCATTATGCCTTTGTTAGCATATCGGAATTTAAACGTTGGTGAACTTTCATACATAATATAATGCACCATCATTTTTAAAATGTAGTTATCTATTAATGTTTTGTAAGCTGCTGGAATAGTAGTTGATGAATTTATATAAGCTAAGATGTGAGTTTCGATAGTATTATATAAACTCGTTCCCAATAAAGGAAGTATGTATTTATCTTGCACCAATTCAATAACTGGTGTTATCTTATCGTACTCCGTGTTATCGTCAATAACCGAATGTCTAATTAAATAATCTTGTCCTATCCAAAGTGTTGCCATGTTATTTCTTTTTACGTTTTATCCTAGTTTCACCTACCCAAATATGGCGGCACCAAGGCGTTGTTTCAGTTCCATCATTATAAAATCCACCTCTGAAATCCCAAGCTGATTCTCCAAACTCGTTGGTAAAAGCATCTATTTGTTCGTAGGTTAATCTTCGTGCTACATTTTTTCCATCAACAGTTTCTCGACCACTTGTTTCAATCATCATTTGTAAACAGAACTCCCTTGTTGTTGGTAATCTTTTTGGACCACTTACATCAGGTCTTTTATCGTATTTATAAACTGTATAAATTTCGGTCTCGTATTCTTCAGTATCTTTATCTAAACCTTTTTCGGTTGGTGTAAATATTCCATCTAAGAAGCTACCTAGTTTTTTTTTCTCTAACCAAGTTATTTCAGTATTTATTTTTTCAATATCTACATTTAATGCCTTAGCAAGTTCTTCAGGTTTAGCAAATGGATTACCTTTAAATTGGTTAAGTATTGCATTTCGTAAATCAGTAACTGATAATTGTAATCTATTGGCTGTATATAATTTTTGTTTAGATAATTCGAATCTTAGAACTTGTTTTGAATCTTTAAAGTTTACATATTCAAGGTCTATTATTTCGTCATCATCATCTACATCTACAGCATTTGCTTTTACCCATTCAATAAATCTTTTTTCTTTATCATTAGATTGTTGAACTTTTACAACCTCATTATTCATTTCTTCTTGAGCTATTCCTAAGAACGTTAAAGCATCCGCATCACTTAATCCAAATCCTGTTTTAATCATTATTAATGCTTGATCCGCTGTATAATCACCCTTCTTTAACTTGTTGGCTATATTAAAAAGATTTTGTCTTTGTCTTCCTGTTAAGTTTTTAAGATGTTCATTAACCTGTATTTCTTCTTGTATTACAGTTGCACTCGGAGTACCAATTTCTGCAGCTTCAATCTTTAATCCATATTTTTCAATAATATAATTCGTTACAATATTAGGGTCTCTCGCATTTAAAGCATTGATAACATTTTGATTTTCTAATGGCAGTTCTTTGCCTATTGGCTGAACTTGTTCTACTTCAAATGTAATATCTAAACCAGTCTTTAGTTTAAACATTTTATCAATAAACTTATTAAATGCTACTTGTTCAATCTTAGCATATTCGTTAATAAATAATTCATGTGCTAAATCTAATTCGTTACGATCTCCTAAAGTACCCTCAGTTTTGATTTTAAACAATACTCCTGGCACGTTATGTCCTGTTATTATCTTTTGTTGGTTTCGTTTATTTAACGCTTCGTATTGGTCTGCTAAACCAGTAGGAGTTACATTTACAACTTCTGCTCCTTTGCCATCGGGATTAGTAAAACTTAATACTACCTTGCCAGCATTTTGTGTACCTTGATGTTTCTCTTGAAAACGTTCTTTGATATCTTCTTTAACTTCAGGTGTTAATTTACCACTAAAGAAAGTTATAATATGACCAGCACTAAATCCATTCTTTACTAAAGAGTGAAAAAAGTTACTAATCTCAATATCGGTATTAATGTCTAATAGAACGCTTGAATAATCGGGTGAAGGGTAAAGTCCATCTAATTCATTTAACGAAGGTGTAAAGTCCTTAGAATAGTAAATTGAGGCACCTATAAACCCATCCTTATAAAATGGGAAGTAAGTCTTTTTTAAATGGTAACTTTTAGCAGTCCAGTCATCACTATACCAAACTCCGCAATTATCTGCACTTAGTCTAATCTTACCCATGTCTAAATGATAAAACTCAATCGGTTGCCCTATTAAATTTGTAGTTACTTGACATGCGAACCCTCCATAAATTGCTTTATCGGAATCACACTTTTTTCTTAATTCATACCATGAATCAAATCTATTTGCCTTGGCTAAAAATTGTTGAACTTGTGGTAAATCTTGACTAGGTACTATTTTTAATCCGCTAAGATAACGTGCTTTACCTTTTACAATAGCAGCATGCTCAGGATGATTGTTATAAGAATTTAATAATTCTTTAGGGAAGTTATTGTCTTTGCCCCACTTAACAAACTCACCAGCAGTATCAATTTTATAAGTAGGAAGTTGGTTAACATCCATCTTAATAGTAATTATGTCATTATATACTTCTAATTTTTTAGCCATTATAAACTTTATTAGTTGTTGTGCCACCTTGGTATTCAGCAAAGGTTACTGTAGTTAAATCATAACAAGTTGCATAACCCACCTCAACAACATTTAATCCTGCTGGGTTTGTGTTCGAGCTACTTGCTTGTTCGTAAATTGTATATTCATAATCCCCTACTGTCAACTTGATTTGAGGGATTGTTGGTGTTGTTGTTTCTACTATTGTAAATTGATTAAACCTATCCTTTTGTGTACTATTATCAATAGGAATAATAAATTGTTTTGTATTCGTTGAAACGTTTTTAAACTCAAATAAAAAATAAGGATTGTTTAACAAACATTTTTCAGTAAGTGTTAAAACAACTGTATTCGAAGTATTTTTGTTTATCGTTATCACTACTTTAATAATGTTTAAATATACAAAATTGTTATTTAAAAAAAAAGCTCAAGCTTACGGGCCTGAGCTTAACTTTAAAAAGTTACTTATTAAGCTATTAAGTTAGCAATTAAAGTACTAGTTACTTTGTAAATTGGAGATATCTCTTTGCCTTTAAAGGAAAGTTTGTGTCCATTCATGTCAGTAATCGCAGTCCCGCTTTCAGTACTCCAAGTCATTAAATCCATTCCTTGATCCTTACCAAATAACCAATAATCTCCGTTAATATCTTCAACCATCATTGTCAATACGTTTTGAGAAACTAAGTGAATTTCTTGAATAACTGTAGAAGTTAATTTTTTAATAGTGAAATCGATTTGTGGCTCGTATGAAATAGTTCCTGAACCTGGAGTATATAATCCGTTAGAACTAAAAAATCCCATTTCCTTATCGAGAGAATATACCCGGTACTTCTTGCCTGTTGCTAAAGTATAAGCTGTAACCACTCCAGCAGCTGCTGTAAATGTTGAACCAGTTCCTGAGTTGTTTTCAAATTCAGTTATATAAACTTTTTTGATGCCACCCGCTCCACCTTTACACGATAAAAATGTGTAGCCGCTTGTTAAAATACACGCCATTTTTTTATAATTTTAATTGTTTATAATAAGGAGGGTTGCCCCTCCATTAAATTTTATCCTACGTAAAGAACATTCATTGCTTGATTCACAACGTGTGCGAAGATTGTCATAATGTTTTTTACAAACATATCTTCACGATTGAAAGCAATTTTGTTAACTTCAAATTTATTGATATCACTTGTTAAATCAGTACACCAGTAAATATAATCTGGGCGAGCTGCGATTAAAACGTTATTTGGTAATGGAACAAATTGTAATTGAACTCCATTGTAAAAATAAGCTTCATTAGGTTGGCCTAAATTAGTTACCGCAAATAAATCACGATAAGTAGCAGTGATGTTATAAACATTTATAAATTGCTTTACGTTGTAAGGACAATAGATATAAGGTTTAACATTTCCAAATAAAACACGAGCAGGAATTGCGTTGTACACTTTCGCCATTTCGGTAGCGATTACTGAAGAGTCTAAAGTAGTTCCAGCCACCTTAACACGAGTTCCTAAATTTCCCCCATTATATATCATACGGGTGGCGACTCCATCAATCAGTGTAGCTGAACCTGAAGCAACTAAAGTTTGTTCTGCAGCACCTACTGAACCTTGACCAGTTCCTGGAGTTAAAGCAGCTACCGCTGTTCTAGTAGCAGTTGTTGCACCATTCCAAAATTTAGTTTGTAAATCTTCAGCAATTAAATTACCATAAGACTTTAATACTACTGAACCAAATTCACTTGATTCGATTTCCCATGCACCTGGCTTCATGCTTCTATTGAAACGTGAAGAACGTAAAGCATTAGGATCAAATTCTTGGTAGTACATTAATTTTGTTGGAGTGATAGCTGTATCAACTAATCCAAAAGTACCAGCTGATGTTGGAGCACCACTTGAGTATGCTGCCATTGTAACTGAATTATCATTCTCAGTAAAGATTGTGTCTGATTTTATATCAGTTGCTAAAGTTACTAAATTCTTATTTACAGTATCATTTGCGAAGAGTATTTCTTCTATGATGGGCGTCACTGCGAGGCCTCTGATATCAACGATTGTAGCGGAAATTGCCATATTTTTTTAGTTTTAAATTGTTAGTTATTTATTAATTATTTTGTTAGTCTAAATTTTTCTAAAGGACTTAATTCTTCCCAATTTTTAGAAACCTTAGTTTCATTTTGAATTGGAGTGTTTAAAATTTCATTTACTACTTTGTTAAGTAATACAACTTGTTTTTTTAAACTTACTAATTCACTTTGTAATGATACTTGAACTGCACTCATTTGGTACATATCTTTTTTCATTTCTTCAGGAACTAATGCTTTTTCTTTTTCTTTTTCTTCAGGAGTTTTTGCAGTTTCTACTTCTGCTTCTTTACTTGCTATCTCAGCTACTACTCCACTTGCAATAGTTACGATGTTGCCATCTTCCATTGTGTATTCGCCATCCATTATTGGAGTAGCTGTTCCACTTGTAATGTCCATGATTGCAGTTCCGATAACTAATTCCCCATCATAAGCAAATACTAAACCATCAACTGTTTTAGCTTCTTTCATTTTAACTTCAGGAGTTTGCTCAGTACTTGGTTTTTTTTCTTCAGTTGGCATTGTAGCGGGTGCAGCAACTGGATTAAGACCTTCTAAGGCCACACGTTCATCAACACTTAATTTAGTAATGATAAAGTCTTTAATTTTTGAGATAACATTTGTTTCCATAATTAAATAATGTTTAAAGTTTTTAAATTGTTTATTATTTTTATTATTTGTTCGTCTGACATAGTTACTTTTTTTACTTCAGCAGTTTTAAATAACCCATCAATCGAAACGCCATTGACTTCACCCGACTTAATTTTTGTCCATACATCATCACTTTCAACCTTTCCCGTAAGAAACCAAGTTCCTTCTGGCAGTCCTTCGAACCCTTTAGCTGTTGCAAATCTTTCATTGTTTAATAATACTGATTCAAAAAATGTAACCCCTTCTATTAATTTACTTGAATGCTCAATATCTACAGCACTGCTTAAATTATCTTTAACCCATTTTTGTTCTACTAATTCAATCGTTTCTTTATCGAACATTAAGTTAAATTCCTCACCCGCTATATTCCGATAAATTAATTGATTAGGTATAAGTACGGGAGTAAATATAATTCTTTTGTCTTCGTTTTGAATTGCTAATTTGATTTCAGATTGTTTATTGAACTTAATCCAATTTATTTGGATTGCTGGATCACTTACTAAACTAACTGTCTTTAATCCCATCTCTGAATCTTCGACATCTATTATTGCTTTCTTTATTGGTAATTCCATATTGTAATAATGTTTAAATTTTAAATATTGTTTATCCATAAGTGGATTCCGATACTAATTTGTTTACTCGGTTTGTAGTACTTCGGTTTTCAGTTTCAACAACGTATGCTTTAACAGGAGCAAAGTTATTATTTTGATTACCACTAAAGGTAGTTGACTGCCCTTGACCTGGTCCATATATTGCTGGAGCTTGACTTGTTGTTGGTGATGCGTCTGCTGCTGCTGGTATTCCACCCGCTGTAGCTCCACCTTCATCAAATTGTGTAGCATTTATGGCAGCTATGTTAGCGGCTGTTGTTGCAACTAAAGCGACTGCTCTTATTGCAGAAAGTATTCCTAACGTTGGATCGGGTATTGCGAAGATAGCACCTAACCCTAAGATACCATTTAATATTGCAGAAGCTCTATTGAATTTCTTTTGTGTTTCAAATTGTTTACGAGCCAAGTCTTTTTCATCAACTGCCTTTTGTTCTAATATTGCTTTTTCTTCTTTAGAACCTTGCCTTACATTTTTTAATTTATCGGCATAAAGTTTATTATTTTTTTGTGATTCCTTTAGGTAATAAGTATCTGATAAAGTTTTTTGAACTGATAAAGTTGTTTGAGCTGCAATGTTTACCGATTCAAGTATATCTTTATGTAATTGTGTTTTCCTTGCTTTTTCATCCGCTTCAGCTTTTTTATCCGCTTCAGTTTTTTTATCCCTAGCAGCATTTTCTAAAGCTTCTATTTCTTGTAAATATTTATTTTTAAGGTTGGTAGTATCTAAATTTAATAATTTAGCATTAGCAATATTAA